CGTGGTTCCAGCCGTGGTTCCAGCCGTGGTTCCAGCCGTGGTTCCAGCCGTGGTTCCAGCCGTGGTTCCAGCCGTGGTTCCACTTTCTGATCCTGGCTCGTTTGGACTCATATACCCATAATTCTGACCCATTGCCGCGAGTTGTGCTGCGTATCCTGATGCCATTCCAGTTCCTACTCCGCCTTGGTCGATGAAATATGTCTTCAAGATCTGCTTTTCAATGTCCTTGATATCAGATGTTCTCGTTGCCAAAAAGCTATCAATCTGCTGTTCTGTAATCGGAACAGCCGCCGGTCTGTAGACCTCCATAAAGAATGCCGCTATGGTTGGAGCCACAAGTCCTCCTGCGAATTCCTTTAGCTTCGAATCATCTGTTTCGTTAGGGTTCTGTTGCTTTGCCTTGTTCATCAGCGTATCCTGGTATCCCAAGAAAGTGAAAGGCGCTCTCGTAGATCGTTGGAGTGCCATATCAAAGATACGAACTTTCTCAGTGGCATCGTATGGAGGTGCTTTGATGCTCTGAGTAGGTTCGAATCGTTCGCGGAAAAAGCTAAGTAGGAGCAACCCAAGAAGGATTACAATGCCTATCCAGATGATTTTCTTCATTATGTTTACGGAACATTTTTAGCACACTCTTTCTCTTATAATGTGTATTCACTAGGACCAGGTTCTTCTCTTAATTCTGTAGGGAAAAACAACCCTCCAATTAGCTCCCTAATTCGTGTATCTGCCGGTATTACATCACCTCCCGGCGTTCCAGTCAGTTTCGGTTGAAACACTATTTCTCTGGGCGGAGGTGGGGGGGCGATCATATTAGGTGTTACAACTGGAGGCGGTGCTATAGGAGGCGGTGTAGGAGGTGGTTGAGCAGCAGGTGGTTGAGCAGCAGGTGGTTGAGGAGCAGCGGGAGGACTGGGAACTACACCAGTATGGTACTCCACACAAGTGAACTTGGGTTGTTCGTTTTCCAAATATATAAAGTCTGGAAATGTACCGGTTGGGCATTGCGCGCTAACCGGACCGTTGGCACTGAAACAAATACCACTTCCCATGGACTCGCCCACACTCCATGCATAGGCATCTCTATCAAAGGTAGACCCTGCGGGACATACAGGTGCCGTACCTGTATCTCGCATACACCGCAGATTGTCAAGATTCGTCGTCTGGTCACGAGTATACCCCGCAGGACAATCTGGTTGTGTCGCAGCATTTTGACGAGCATACATTTCCTCGTCTGATGGCTCCTGTATAGGCGTATTCGACTCACACATTGCGCTAAAATCATCGTAGGCCAACGTATAGTCTGCTGGGCACGTTGGATCTTCCAGACGTTGACACATTCCCTCCTCATTCATCGTCATTCCTCCAGTACATTCACCGGTCAAATTATCTGCGCCCTCTCCTCTACATTTCTTTCCAAGCAAAATCAATCCTTCCGGACATATGGGTTGAATTGCGCCAGCTGCGAACCGTTCACGCCGTCTCCATAAAAATACCAACAGCCCGATTGCCGCGACTATCAATACGACAATCCAGGTCTTCATTGTCATCCCCTATAGACTATATTCACACCCGCGTGGTTGTTCTTGTTGTGGGACTGGACTATAGACTCCTTCTGGTAACCGTCCTCTCCGTTGGTCGGCGGGAACATACGTCTGTTCTTTCCGTGAACGAACTTGGTCGACGCCCATACTCGGTTCTAGATTCTTACCCTCAAACCCTACGAGGGCGCCTGTTTTCACAATCTGTTGTTCCTCGCGTGCTGCTGCACTTCCGGTGCGTTGTACCGCAAATCCTGCTGTAATAATTTTGCGAAGTGCTTCTTTGTCTATCCCCGGAACACTTACTCTATCCGCGAATGCCTTGACTTCTGTGTCTTCTATAAACACATCCTTGTTCGCAGTCCGTGCGGGTAAATATATTTCATCATAGAACTGTTGTAAGACCCGTATGTATTCGTCATCATTTCCGCCAATCGGTGCTTCGGCGTCAATCTTACTCAACCATTCCGCAGTTTTGCTCGGTCGTACACCCGGTCCTTCAATCTCCACGTAATGTTCACGAGTTCGCAACAGAATCAAGAGCAATGCGATTGCTAGAAGTATCCAGATTCCCATTGTTATTGTATACTACAATTCCACGTGCTTTCTACGGGTTGAGGTGTCTGAAGCGCAGGTTTCTTGGAACGAAGATTTTGGCGATTCTTCTCCGCCTTGTCCAAATCGTAGTCTCCACGTGCGATTGCGGCTTCAGAGGATTCAATCCCTTCCCACGTTGGCGACATGGCAGAATACTTTGACTGTGTCACGGGATCGCGGGGTTGAAACTCTAAAAATCCAGTCGGCGTCGTATTCTTTCCCGGTGTGAACTCTGCGAGGTATTTCGCTTCTACATTCGCGCAGTAGGTCCCCTGCCGTTCTAACGATTGGGTGTATCGTTTGTAGTCATCTAGCGTATTGAACTTCTTTGTCTCACCTGTTCTGACAGAGCGACCCGACCAGGTCTTATCCAGCTGTTGTTCCAGATCTGTGATACATGCGCCGGCTGCCATTTTCTAGATAGTCATATAAATGTCGCGAAGAACCGCCGTAGTCTATTTCTATATGATCGGCTGTCCTCATTGTGAGCACATGCGACCGGCGTGGAATGACGCCAAGAAAAAGATGAAAGGAATGGAAGTCAAGGAGAAGGAATCACGCGAAGTGGAATCCGACGATGGTGTCCAGAGTTTTCCGACCGTTGTTCTCTACAAGAACGGAAAAGAGACCAAACGCATTGAAGGAGCTCGTGACAAGGGTTCGCAGATTCTATCTGAATTGAACATTTCAAAGAGGAGAAACACCCTGAGGCGAAGCAGTTACCGAGGGAAGCGGAAGACTCGTAACCGTACCCTTCGCAATTACAAAGCCCTCGCTTAATCCTTTCTGATTCGTGCGCTGTGCGTTCTTCCCCAGAAACTTCAGAAATCCTTCGTGGTCATCCGCGGGGACTGCGTGGAAATTGCGCTGCGACTGGACCAAGTTGAACATATCGGTCGTATCCATATAGATGTTCGAAGTCTGTGCAAAGGCCTCGTTCACCTCGTCGCGAACCTTTAAGGATGTAATCTCCGCAGCAGGAGGGCGGTCAGGATTCTCCAGAATATCTGTCAATAGAGGATTCATAAATGGATTATCCGGTGTAGGGCGAGACCGCTCATCACCCGTATATCCCGTGACCACCGGACCCGACGCAAACCCTTCCGACACAATCTTCTTCGCTTCGGGAAAAGTACGATGTAAGAAGATCGTCGCAATCATCACGACCGGAATCAGTAGCAAATACCACGCATCACGAGATGTGGCAAACAATAAGACGGACAAATAGACGGAAAACCGAACCACAGCGTTCAAGGATTCGCGCACGCTCATGTTCGGCTGAGGAACAAACATGTACCATGTATCCTGTCGAAACAGGACGTTAGGTTCTGTGTACCAAAATGCTTCGGTCATCTCTTACTTTGAGTCACGGGTTTTTTGTTGCTGCTTCTTCTGTAGACGAGCCAACATGCGAGCACGACGAGCGTCGGGATGGTTGGACATGATGACTTGAGGGGTGTTGCCGGTGGTATTCCCTGCCTCCTCGCCCAGAACAGCCTGATTCACATACTTTCCAAACGAAGACTGAAACTTGGCACGAATATTCTCAATATCGCGACGCAGTCCATCCTGGTCAATCTTTCCCGACTTGATCTTGTCCTCAAGGACCTGACGAGCGCGATCCATGATCTCCTTCAGCACCTCGTTCTCTTGGGGATTCTGAAGCATACGCAGAAGCTGCTCGGGGTCCTCCATGTTCAGATTCAGATCAGCAAACTCCAGCGACTGGACAACCTCGCCAACCAGTGACACCAGGCGAGTGTTCATAATCAGCTCCAGCATCTCCGACATGGAATTCTGAGTTTCCTCATCCTCCAGCAGTTTCTGAATCTCATCTGCCTGTGCAGAACCACCTGGAATCATACCCTTGAAGGTCTCCATAATCTTGCCAAACTTCTCCTTCGGGTTGCCGTGGAGAACCGAATAAATCAGTGCCATATTCAGTCTCTTCCACTGCTCATCTGTTCCCTCCCACTCGACCTTGATACCCGGAAACAGCTCAACCTCCGCGAGAAGCGTATTGTCTCTCTGAAGGACGCGCATCAGTTGAGGAAGGAACGTATCCTCAATGTGCTGGAACAACTCCTCTCGTGCGCGAAGTCCAGTGTGCTTCTCCTGAAACAGCTCGACGAGGTTTCGTAAGTGCTGCATTTACATCTATCTATGAGTTCTCTTCTAAGTGTTTTAACAATGAAACCTACTCGGAGGGTTCGTTCTAAGAAGCGAACAAGGCGCGGTGGAAAGAAACTTGGCGAAGGCAAACACGGGGTTGTGATTGATCCTGCGATTCCATGTGAAGGCAAGGATACAAAAGGGTATGTTTCCAAGGTCTTCAAGACCCCAGAAAATATAAACAAGGAATTGATTCAGACAATTAAAAGCATTCCAAACTATGAGAACTACTTTATCCTTCCCGAATTCTGCGAGAATGTAGGTGAACTTACCGATGAGAACAAGAAGGATGGTGTAACCGAAGAGAACAAACGGAATGGATATTTGATGAAGAAGGCTGGAACAATAACACTTAGAGAACGTATCAAGGAGTTCGCAAGACCGAGTATGTATGGGGATTTACATACGGAAGATGACCTGGCTGATTTTATAGAGAATGATTTGAAACACGTGTTTAAGGGATTACAACTGCTCCATGAGAAGAATATTCTTCACGGGGACCTTCATACAGAAAACATCATAGAATGGGGAACAACCGATACATTCCGCATCATTGATTTTGACCGTTCATTCTTCCTCGATGATGTAGAAAAGAAGAAGGCTCGCTTTAAACATCCTCCATCGGATTCCGACGCAAAATTGTATGAGAAAGAAGATCTAGAACGTGAGATTTATGAACTTTTTGAGGTATATAGTGGTTTGAAAAAATATGGTGGTAAGAAAAAGACTCGACGTGGTGGAAGAAAACTTGGCGAAGGCAAACACGGGTTTGTTATTGATCCTGCGATTCCATGTAAAGGCAAGGATACAATGGGATATGTGTCCAAGGTATTCAAGGATCAGGCGATGTTCGATGCAGTAAAAAGAAACCCAGTATTCACAGAATTAAAAAAGATTGATCCCAACCAAGAATCGTTTTTATATCCAGAGACATGTGATACGTTTGGCGATTTAAGTGAAGAGCATGTGAAAGATGGAGTAACCGAAGAGATAAAGAAGCAAAGCTATCTCATGAAACGGGGTGGGATATCTCTAAAGGATGAGTTTTTGCTAAAATCTACAGAGTTTCTCCCGCTCATTGTTGCATCAAAAAAGAAACCCACCAATGCGGTTATTGATCAAATTGTATCAAAGGCATTGAACTATCTGACACCTATCGTCGCAGGTGTACGAGAGCAGCTCAAAAAGCTGCATGATGGCGGTATTCTTCACAGAGACTTCCATGCGGGAAACGTTCTTCGTATGGACGATGGAACGTTTCGCATTATTGATTTCGATTCTGCACGAATGATGGGTCCAAACGATAAACAACAGACGCTAAACGATGATAATTCGTTTGTAAAAGATGCAGCTACAATGATCATAAGTGGAGATAAGAATTCGCAAGACCTTGATGTGCGGACATTACAAACAAAGGTGGCAATGCGTATATTTGCAGAACTTTAAGCCCTATTACCTCCCCGATTGGCGAACTGGCGGCGCTGCTCGTCGGTCAAGCAGACGCACCCGGTATCGCTCGAGAAAGGGGAAGGGCAGCAGTCGGCGCTGATGCGATTGCCCTCAAACTGGAACAGCTCCTGGTCGTTTGCCATATCGTACGGCTTCTCGGGAACAGGCTTCGGCTCCGATCCCAGGATAGGAGAGGTGCCGGCATAACCCGCCACCGGCTCCATGTCTAACGGCATACCTACTTCACGCTGCATAAACTTCTCCTTACCCGGCTCCTCCATATCCTTCGCAGGCACAGGGGGCGCCATCATGGAACGAGCATAGAGTCCGGCGAGGAGGGCGGCTAAAAAGAAAACGAGCACAACAATGGTCTTCTGCATATTACTCTGTTAAGGCGAAAAAATCAAAATGGATTCCTGAGGATCAGGGCTCCAAACCTCACTCTCTCAAAAATGAACTACGATTCCATGTCTCTCGTCGAACTGAAGCAGGTCGCCAAGACCCGCCGGATCAAGATGTATTACACCAAGAAGCGCCACGAGTTAATTCGTTTGATGTCTATGCCTGATCTGCCCGACTCATTCAAGATTGAGAAGTTGACAATTGTACAGCTCCGCGAGGAGGCGAAGAACAGGGGTATGCGAGGATTCTGGGGATTGAGTCGCGACGACATGGTTCAGCTCCTCTACCCCGACGGGCAACTATGTAAGAATGTACACAAGGAAGCCGAGAATAGCCAGGACACCGAGAAATGTAAGGACCCACAGCCCTACGACAGCGACTAGGTAGGGAGCCAACATCTCTAAAATAGAATCAAACAACGGAGCCAACACCTTCGAATGGAACTCGGGGGTTTTTACCTTTTCTAATGCGTCTTTCAATAGCGACTCTACGACTTTACTCATTGAAATTTGTCTGTGAACCAATATAAACATGAAGCTGAATCAGACGAAACTGATGCGTCTCGGCGCTGTACTGGGGGGTGTTGCCGTCCTCTACGTTCTTTTTACTTCCTATTCGGGTGCCAAGACGGCTGTCGTGGACAAGGCTGAGGAGCTGGGCGGTACGGGTGGCATGGCCCCCTCTTCGGAAAGCGGTCCCTACATGAGCATGCCTCATGGCGTCGCCGGCAATGCGGTGGCCGTGGGCGGTATCCAGGGACGCACGCCTTCCTCTCAGCAGACTTACCAGGAGACGACGCTGTCTTCCTCCGAGCTTCTGCCCAACGGCAAGGTGGGTGCTGACTGGGCTGCAGTGAATCCCGTGGGCGCCGATGATCTGAAGGGACAGAACTTCCTGCAGGCGGGCTACCATAGCAACATTAACATCGTCGGTATCGCCCAGACCAAGCGTAACCAGAGCTACGACATCCGCTCGGAGCTGCCCAACCCTCAGTCCAAGGTGGGTCCTTTCCTGAACACCACGATCGACCCCGACCCGTTCAAGATGTCCCGCGCGCTGGAGGGTCTGTGCGGCTAAACACAAACCTGTATACTAAACAATGTTTCCAATTGCTGCCGTCGGTCTAGGTGCCGCAGTCATGATGGTGCTGAACCAAGGTCCATCCAACACAACTCGTATGAAAGGCCCAGACGGGCTCGAGTACGATATGCAAAATTTGCCAGACAAGGAGGCTGCCGTCAAACTCATGTCTGAGATTCGCGCAGATCTTGTCAAGTTGTACGAACATTACAAGAGCACGCCTGGGTTAGACCAAGACCCTCCTGTAGGTCGCTTCTTAGCTCGCTTTTCGCCCGATGTGTTTATCGAGAACGAGATGAGTTCGCCCGACACATCCTATTCCGAGAATAAGGGTCAGAAGATCGTCGTCTGTCTGCGAGACAAGACCAAGCCGCCCAAGTATCCGTTGGTAGATAAGAATACGGTGATGTTTGTGATGCTCCACGAGATGGCACACTTGATGACGGAGACCATCGGACACACACAGGAGTTCTGGTCCAATTTCAAGCGTATTCTCGGTGATGCAGTACAAATAGGGATCTACCATCCCGTCAACTATGCGCATTCGCCCAAAGATTACTGCGGAATGAAGATTACAGACACGCCCATTTAAAACGGATTCCGTTTTTGTGAAACCATCGACTTCACAATGCCAACTATCAAGCACGAAGGTCGAGACTATGTTCTCAAGACTATCAAACTCAAGTGTCTCAAGTGTGGAACATTCTGCGAGACGTCCAAGCCATATCCAAACATGGCAATGTGTGAATGTGGAGAGGTTCGAGTCGATGGCGGTATCTCTGCTGGAGCAAACCACTATGGAAATCCATGGTCGATGGAAGAATATTCCATTTATCGCACAGAGGACAGTCCCAAGGTTCAATTGCCCCAAGAGGTCCTGACTGCGAAACATCAACGACTCCGTGAGAATATGATTGTCCAATATCGTCGTCACGGCCTTACCGAGCAACAACTCGACGAAATCAAGTCGGGGCGATAAATAATGAAAACAATCCCGGTGTCAGGGACGATACAACCGGTCAGTTTCTATGAAGATGACACCATAGATACTGTCCGTCAGATTGTCGCACTTCATGTGAACTCGCATCCCGATCGGTTGTTCATGGAAGTCAAGACGTCTTTCCCCAAAGAGTATTACGCAACCAATCCGGTTCACTGGACGAACCTCTTTTTACGTTTGTCGTTGGATGGAAAGCGAATCACACAAGACCGCATGAAGGTCTATTTGGAACAGATTCGCGTAGGAACGGGCGTCTCTGCTCGCGATGTTACGCGTGAAGAATGGGAAGATCATCCCGAAGACCTTATGCCGTTGTATGACCCACCCACAGATTTCGAAGAGTGGCGTGTGTTGGGTGTGGACGAGGCTCATTCCTTTGTGATGCCCATTCCTCCAAGAGATATCGTCGGTCTTCCGGCAGCCTCTCGTCCGATTCCGCAGACCCAGAGCTTGTATGAGACTCTTCATCCCTACGAAGTATCCGAAATCCGCGCAACGGTTGTTCCTTCCGGTGCGTCTCAGAATGTACTGATTAACTACTATCCTCGCTTGAAGACGGATACGTCAAGTAACATTGAGACAATGCGAGTGTCCATCCAATCTGCTCAGGCTCAGTTGCAGAAGCTGTTGGATCTGGATACACCCAAACACGAGAAGGTGGCGATTGTGCGGGCCAAGTGGTACATTCCATTGGTGTCTACCGAAATCACTGCCCCTCGCACTCGGTTTGAGCAGATCTTTTATGGTCTGACAGTCAATCCCGAAACACCTTACATTGGATATTTTACGGCAAAGACCGAGACGATGCGTCACAAGTTCTTCTGTCCCGACCCCAAGCAGAAGAAGCCGTTGTTAGACACATCCATGTGGAAAGGCTGGTTTAACAACACCCAGCCGCAGCGCAGGATTCCGACGTTGTTGTTGTATCGCGGGTCGTCTCGTGCTTCTTTTGATCGGATTGCCATTACCGATCGTGATATCACGGTGGACATTCGCCGAGACAAGGACTCGAAGGAAACGCTCGAAGAACTCAAACTCAAGGCATTTGAATGGATGAAGACCTTGGATGCCGTCACTCCTTTTTTGGTTCAAACCGATGTAGACATGTCTCGATGGGAACTGAGCGACCTGTCCGTGGTTGCGTCGTATGCGAAAGAGATTCGCGAGTTCGACATGTTACGGTTCCCATGCTTACAGAGCCTGTTTGGTTTCCAGAATGATACGTTCCGGTTGCTGCGTGCTGAACATACAACCGATGATATTACGCCTCGAGAGCTCCAGGCGATTCAGGTATTGAACCAAGAAGATGCAGTACAGAGTCCAGAGTATCTTGCAGAACAGCTGAACATTCCGACGGAAGAAGCAGCTGAACTCTTGTCGTCGGTTTCCGAACGTGCCGAAGAAATCAATCTAGAGAAATCGCTGCGTGCCTATCCAACTGTCAAGTTCTCAAACAAGGAAGTGATTATCAAGTTCGTGACCAACTTGGATCGCACTCTCCAATACGCGAATATTCTGCGCCATGTGTTGACGTCAGACAGCGATGCCGTGGATTCTGTATGTCCTCGTCGTATGGAAAAGGTGGTCCCGAAAGTGGCGATTCCACAGCAGGAAATCCAGATGGAAGGCGAGATTGCCGCAGACGATGATTTCAATGCGTTGGTGGGTTTTGGAGCCGATGAGGAAGCACCTGTTGCCGTTGAAGAAGCAGCTGAAGTTGTAGACGCACCGGCAAAGTCCAAGAAGGTGAGAGTTCAGTCTCGTGCACAAGGTACGTACAACGTGTTCAACAATCGCCTACAGAAGTTTGATCCGGCGACATTTGATAAGTCTATTTATCCCTCCAAATGCGACAAACCAAAACAGGCAATTGTGATCACGGCAGACGATAAGGCTCGTGTGGGACCAGACTATGATTTCGCAGGAGTGGCAGAAAACGAGAAATTGGAATTAACGGACCCAGATGGAACGGTGATCTGTCCGCCCTATTGGTGTATCCGCGACGAACTTCCATTACGCGAAGATCAATTGGTTGCGAAGGAAGATGGAGAGCTTCACTGTCCGGTGTGTGATGGAAAGGTACGGGCTACCGACGATTTGGATACTCTGGAATACACAATCATCAAGCGCGATACGGCGGCCAAGTATCCAGACTACATCAAATCATTGTCTACCATCAACAAGCGCAAGATTCCCTGCTGTTTCCAGACCCCTCGTTCTTCGACAGAGATTCTAGCACCCAAGGAAGAGGCAACCTATGTCTTGGATTCTTCGTCTACAAACGTGCCGGGACTGCGATTCGCGTATCTCTCCGATGAAATGGCTGAGCGTCTGAGTGTCAAGACCAACTATGCAAAGTCTGTGAAGAAAGGGCGTATTGGTTCGGGAGAGTCTGATGTTTTCCGCGTAGGAGTTGGTCGTCCATCCAAGACGCTTCCCACACTTCTCAACGACAAAACTCCCATTCTGAGACCTCGGGAAGCCCGTGAGAATCTACTCCAATGTTCCTTTTTCCGTACGTGGAAAGACCGCAAGGAGGGCGATACTCAGATGGACCGGATTGTGAACTCTATTGATGCGGCGTATCAGAAGGGTGAACTAGGAATGTTGGAAGAGTTGGAATATGTCACGACCTTCTTGAAAGCTGAGGTCATTCGCGTGGATATGGAGTCTGGTCAAGTGACGTGTGGTTTCTGGTCTGATGTGGGCGGTGCAACGTCTCGAACAATTGCGCTTCTAGGGAATACCATTCTTGCACAGGTCAATCGTGTCAAGGACAAAAAGGCATACAAGTCAGAGTTTGTGACGGATCTGCGCAAACCTGTCTTCAAAGAGACATTGCCCATTCTACGCGATCGTCATGTTCGTGCCTGTGCGGTCAATGTCCCCGTGTTGGCAGATGCTATCTCAGAACTCCAAATGAAGAACGAACCCCAATACGAAGTCATTCTGGACCCGTTCAACCGGATTCAAGCAGTCTTTGTACCGAAGAAGATTCTGCTACCGATTCAGCCTACAAATGCGAAACCAGATATGGGTGTACCTGTTCGGTCTGGGTATGCGGACATTCAACCCGATGAGCTCCCAACCGGAGACGATGTGCGCGCATTTCTAGCAGACACCAAACACGCCAAGTTCAAGATCCAGTCCGAACTTCAGGATGTAGAAGGAAAGGTGGTTGAACTGGAATTGACGTCTGGGTTCCGCGTGCCAATTGTTCCCGAAGAGCCTGAAGCATCCGCCAATCCCAAAGAGGTTATCCAAACCGTCAGCCGATTTGACGAAAAGATGTTGGTGGATGGTGAACCCAACAGGGAAGACATTCGTTTGGCACAGGAAACTGCGTATGAGTCGGAGATCTACGAGTTCCTGATGTTCTCGCTGTCCAAATCCATACAACCTGGACCCGATGGAACCATCCTGGATCCAACATACGACACGCTGCGAAATGCTATCCTCAATCGTGGGGCAGCTCTCTACAAGGAGTTGTCCAAGTGGTTCAAGAATGAAGCTTACGAAGACTCTACAAAATCACCGGTAGAATTTGTGAACAAGGTGCGAACACCGTGCGGTCAGTTTACCGACAAAGACAAGTGCAACAAGTCCTCTCTTTGCGGTTGGCATAAGAACAGCTGTAAAATTCGTGTCAAACCTATCGTGGAAAAAGAAGCTGTCTTGAAGCGAATGGTCAAGGCTCTACGCGATAACGATAAACAGCGTGCTCTGGTATTAGATGCTCGGTTGTCTCCGTTCTTCTCTACCGTCTTGTATCTGGAGATGCCTCATGAATTGATTACAACGAGCGTTTAACGACGGCTTTTGCGACGACCACCGATGGGATCGCCTCTAAGCTTCGGGGTTATACCAGCAACAGTGAATTCTACTACACCCTTACCCTTAACGTGCGTCGCATAATCAACGGGAGCTTTTACAATTCCAAAGGTTCCTTCTATGTTGAAAGGTTTATGAACTACCGCTGTTCTTACACTACTTTTTTGATCCTCAGTGAGGGTGTCAAACTCAACCGGTTCGCCGTTTCTATAAAAATATACATACAAATCGGCTTTACCGGTTTCATCAGATCTTGCAGGAGAAGGCGCGGCGTTGTTCGCGGGTTGCGGGACTTCTAGACTCTTCTTATTTTCTAGTAGACTCTCCATCTTTTTTCCATAACAAGCCTCCAAAACTTGAAAGGCTTCCTTGCTGCCACCCTTGTCGGGGTGAACCACTTTGGCTGCTTTCCAGTATATCTTTGTCGCCTCTTTGATATCTTTGATATCGTTGACCGCATCTATTTTCTTGCACGCTTCGGCTGCCGTTTCTTGTAGCGTTTCGGCTGCCTTTTTTTGTAGCGTTTCTTCGTCGTTTCCACCCCGTTGTGTTCTGCGCCTTCCTCGAGTCTTACGCATCTTGCGCGACTTCTTGCCCTTGCGAGTTCTCCGTTTTCCTGCATACTTTCTTTTAATGATGACGGGGGGTGGAATCTTCCCATATGCCATGTCTCCGACATACCGACTCACATCCGCCGGAAGAGGCGTTTTGGTAAGTTCCTTTGAAAGGGCACGACGCGGTTGTTTGTTTTTGATATTTATATACTCCGATAAAAAATGAAATACACCGTCGCCTAATCTTTCCTCGTCATCCTTACTGATAGCAGCTGCGGGCGGCGCGCCGAGCGATGTATCAATATATGTTCCACCAAAATGAATGTCCACATTACCACTGTCGAGAGTTAACCCATAAACGGAAAATACAGCTGTTTTATTCGGTGTAATGAGTCTCTTAAGAGTGGTGCGCCCTTTGGACGCCGTTATTGCCCTGGGGTTATCAACGTACAATAGTGTTCCCACTAATGTGGCTACTCTTGGATTTAGAGGTCGCGTCTTGGTTTCCGAGTCCTTTTCATCGAAAATCATATCGGCATATTCCTTACTGATTTCGGCTACAACCATTGTTTATACATATTCTAAAAAATCACTCTGGGTTTCCAGGTTGATTTTTGCGTCCATCGGGAATCGAACCCGAGTAAACAGATTGGAAATCTGTCATTCTACCACTGAATTATGAGCGCTTACGGGTTTCCCCTATTTTTGTTTTTGTATTTTTAGATTACCACAAGACCACTTAAGCCTTCACGAAGTGGACCTTCAGGAACTTCTGGAGGTTCAGGTACGTCACCTCGGTCTTGTCATCCACACGCAGCAGCTTCGCCAGTGCGGCATTGGGGATGATACGGCGCTTGAAGGTGGGGTCATAGCAGTTGTGGGACTTCACATACTCGCTGATGAACTTGGTCACCTCCGTCTGGGAGCGCTTCTCACCGGCCTTGATGCCCATGAAGGCAGCCAGCTCAGGGCTCAGAGGCTTCTGCTTCAGGAAGGCGTTGTTCGCACGACGAGCCTCCCATGCAGCCTTCTGCTCGGGGGTCATCGTGGAGGGATCCACCTTACGCTTCTTCTTGGAGTCACGGGCCTCCTTCTTGGCCTGCTTGGCAGCCTCCTGGGTGGCCTTCACAGCCTCACGCACACGGGTGGTGAACTCGGCGGACAGAGCCTTCAGCTGCTCCGTCAGGGAGGACAGCAGGGCATCACTGGACTGGGCGGGTGCAGCCGTGGCAGGAACGGCAGCCACAACGGGCACAACCACCTCAGCCTTGGAGGCAGAGGCCTTCTTGGCAGCCTTGGGGGGCTTGGCTGCAGCCACGGGGGCAGGGGCGGGGGCGGCGACCGTCTCGGCGGTCTTCTTGGCGGTCTTCTTGTCGGCGGGCATCTTGTTTGTCTTGATGGCAGAAGTAGTAGAGGACATTTTTAACGCGGTTGTTATGATTGTTATGTGTGGCGGTCATGTAAATACCTTTCGCTCTGACAAAATTTACAGGCATCCCGACGCAAAAATAGAAATGTGGCCCCTCGCGATTCTCCCCCTGTATTCGCTTCATACACTCGCCCATCACTATGTGTTGAGCGCCATTGCTCCTTTCTACAGAGCATTTGACACTTTCACGAAGCATTGCTGGGTGGGTCGCACAACGTCGATCACCACTCAGGTCATCGTCCTTCCTCTGATGGCATACTTCGGTCAGAGTACAGCGTATCACCATGTTTTGGCTATGTACATGATCGCCGATATGCTACACATGTCTCTCTACATGAAAAATGACCCCTTGGCTTGGATTCATCACATTCTTTGTGTGATAGGGTATGGAGTCACATTCTTTGTATCACAGGATCTATTGACGATTATGGTGACCGGAAGTTTGATGCTTGAGCTTACGAGTCCGTTGATTCATCTGAGCTGGTTCGCAAACAAGGCTGGATATTCTGAATCGTGGTGGTTTCCTTACTTGGCAGCTGCTACAATCATAAACTTCTTCGTTATTCGCTGTGTTTGGTTCCCTGCGTTTGTGTGGTATTCCGTGCCAAAAATACTGTGGGGATTCGGTATCGCCCTTCAGATTCTGAACGTCATTTGGTTCTACAAGTTGATCGGTTATGCACTTGCGATCATGAGAAAGCCCGGTGGGTCGCGTTTGGAGTATCGGACTATGTTACGGATGCGAAGCTTGTTTTCCCGGTAGTAGGTTCGATAGGCTTCCACTGGATTCGGACGCTTATATTCCACAGGCATCGCCAGACGGATCTCGGTAATCCCAACATCTTTGAGACTGGGCGGTGGGTTCTTGCGTAACCAATTCAAATGTACCTCTGTCTTGTGCTCCTTATCGCCGTACCGGAAACGGTACTCCTGGCACAACCAGTATCCAAGCTCGGCAAGCCACATGTAGTTTGACAAACTCTCGCGAGTCCAGATGGCACACGGATGGTTGAAGTGTGCTTTCTTGTATGCGTTCTGTTGTAGTATCATTCGCTCTTCATTCCAATGTGCCGAATACAACAATTGGGCGGTTTCGAGGATCATCTTTACGACATGTTTGTCGCAATGATATTCCGCGGCCTGTTTGGGGTTGAAAGAAAGGAAGAAGATGTTCATTTTGGGGGAAGTCCGTTGTCCTGACCGATACAAATCTGTTTTCACGCCCGATAAAAGGCGGATAGAATTGAAAAGGTTATCGCATATGGATCGCGATACAACGTGATAATATACAGTAAAGCAGACATGCAGTTCAATAGATACAAAGAATGACTGGTATACGTTGGAGCAGTGCGCGATCCGCATAAAACGGCTATACGATTGCGAAATGGGTCGGATACAGGTATCACTGTTTCAACGTCGCGTTGAAGAAGGGTAAAAAAGGCTATAAAGTCTGACCGGTCGCATCGCAAAATGAAACTGGGATGGATGTCTACAAATCCATAGTCTTCAAAATGTTGAACCAGTACATTTGCTCTGTGCCGCATACGTTCTTCGGGGTGTGATGATTCGGGCGGTATCTCTTCACGATGTCGGCGTTTGTATCCCCAGATGGTTCGCAATCTTTTTCTCGTTTCTGCGTTTAACTTGACTTTTGTGTATGGATTGGTGGGTTCGGAATTTCGCATACACCAGGTCCAAAGCCCCCCAAACTCAAACCACCAGAACTTGCCGTTCTCTTCAAAGGAAAAGAAGTCCATTGGATGCACTCGTCCCTTCTCGACACACGTAATGATATCTTCGTCATTCGCAAGACCCGATCTACATAAGACTCCAAAACCCGCATACGAAAGCCGTCTACGAATCAACCACCCTCGCACAAGGGCTTGAATCTTGATAATAGTTACCTTTCGCGTTACGTTTGCGTCTCTCCACAGAGTAGGATTGCGCATTCTCGCATGGCGCCCACAAAGAGTGTGTCCTCGTAAGGGTTTGGTGGGACATGGATCTAGAGACCCTCTTTTCTTTACAGCGGCACATCTGTTCATTGTGTTGATAAGAAGAGATCTTGAAAGCTGGAAATATGCGGTCAAAACGGATTTACGCTCACGCAGACTCAATACATCACAACACTACAGCAGCAAAATGGCAACTATCGCAATCATCCCCTCTTCCAACCTGGACGTGAACAAGGTCTCTTTCGGCGATATCCGTCTGAACAAGGCGGGCGGCAAGTCAGTTCCCATCAAGTACAATGGTCAGCCTCTTCAGATCCGCCTTGAGAAGTCAGCATATCCTATGGGCGTCAATGTCAAGGAGACTGAGAACGGAACTTCCTATACAATGAGTCTGACCCTGAAGGGCTGCGATCCTTACGCGAAGGAGCATGCGGGTCCCGAGACAGGTTCTATCGGGACTCTGTACAACTTCCTTCAGGCTCTCCAGCTGAAGGTTCTGGATAGCGCCGAGACCAACAGTGTGAAGTGGTTTGGCAAGACTCGCTCTCGGTCTGTTTTGGAGGATACGATGAAGCAGTTCATCTCTCCCAGCGTGGAGAAGGTGAATGGTGAGTGGGTGCCTTCGGGCAAGTATCCTCCCAGTCTGAAGATGAAGGTGCCTGTCTACGATGGTCGCGTGGCTATGGATGTGACTGACAGCTACGGCAAGCCAGTGGAGGTGACAACTGACAATATCCAGCAGGTGTTCCCCAAGCGTGTGGATGCCAGTGTGGTTGTGTCTCCTGGTATCTACGTGTCTGGTCAGGGCTTCGGTGTTACGTGGCGTGTCAGCTATGCGAAGGTATCTCCTCCTCAGCGTGCGACTGCCGCAGACATCTTCCGCGATGAGATTGAGCAGGAGGTCAACACTACTACTGCTGCTCCGATTGCTCAGCAGTTTGAGGAGACTGAGGTTGAGCAGGAGGAGATCTCGGTTCCGATGATGGAGGAGACTCCAACCGCTCCACCTGCACCGGTGCCTGCGAAGAACCGCCGTCGTGCGGCAGTAGCCTAGACCAGACAAACGAGTCTGAAGGAGGTGTATGAACAACAAAATCAAAATCAATAAAAAAGACTTTTTCCTTGTCAGGGAAGTCCAAGGGCGACGCAGTGGTTTCGCAGGTGTCGCTGTTCTTGAGTGACTTTTTCCCACACTTGGAGCAAGTGTATACCATCAGCGGTTTGATGACCATAGCCGGTGTTACAATCCTAGTTGATCCTTGAAGGCATTGCTCTAAGAATGCCGCGGGAGTCGTCCAACCTTCATTCAAAAACCGATCAAAGACATGACGAGGAAGCTTTGACCAAAGGTCGTCGTCTACTGTCCAATCCTCTTGTAAAAGAGTACCAAACTCAGAGTCCCGAAACCAAAGCACTTGCATATTCGCATGGTCTTCAATGCTGTGCTCTGCGCAGCCAACTCTCTCCAGGTTATCATCGTATAACCAAAATACATCTGCGTGAGTATATCGTGGGTCTCGTGTTCCCCGATACACCTCGCGTCCATCCATATCCCATGTATCCGCTACGACATCCAGATCATTTTCCGTAATGTCGGAGGAAATGTCACTGTACACAAATCCTGGCTTGAGTCTTGAAAACATTGTTAGATTGTAAGTTTATGCGAAGGATACTGAAACGCGCACATCGTGACGGCACACAGTCTTGGTGGCAGAGCGAGACAACTCGTGGCGCTTCTTCCGGCCCTCTGCCTCCTGAATTGTAGTGGAACACTCATCCATGTCCTTCTGGATATCATCAAAGTGCGTATCCAGATAATCCAGCACCTCGTCTTGGATTGCCCACTCAAAGAAACTGAGTTGACCCACAGTGGTATTCATCTCCATGAACTGGATACGCTTCCAACGGCAGAAAGGGTCAAACATCTTTTTGCT